ACCTAAGGCCTTAGGGAATAGGTCGTCTGGTCCGGATTCAGGTTTTACCAAAAATGTCTTAGGTCTTAAAATAGAGTCACGATAACGCATGACTTTTACAAAACACTGGTAAAAAGCGTCATATTCATGAGCTAAAGAAGAATCATTTACAGGTTCAGCGTTCCTCTCGCCTTGGTCGCTAGAATAATCAGGGTCGGTAAAAATTTGGGTGGTTATACCATCACCAGCGATAATAGACTGGTTAATAATAAATTCGTCTTCATCAGATATTTCCGGCGCGGCATATTTAGAATTAGTCCCATCATCCTTAAAAGTAGCCTGGGAAACACTTAACGGCGAAATGGTGCGGGATAAGGAATCTTGGAATGTTAATTTACCATCGCGGGCCTGTAGAAATAAGCCATTTTCATCCCTGCAAATATTTTGTATATGCTCTAAAGATTTCGTGCCATTTACCGGCGGCGTATGCGCTATGATTTCTACCTGGCCGTCATCTAAATCCATTAAATCTTCTGGCAAGCCCCATTCGAGAAGAACATCTTTAATTCGGGTGCCGGCTAAAACCTGGGGGAACTTCTTTAACTTGGCGTTAGCGCCGGTTGAATAAGAGTTCGCCAGATTATTGACCATGATTACCGAATTATATTCCGGTAAAATCATTTCAATGGTATTTACTTCGGAGTAGTTATCGTCATATATTTTTATAGACTGGCCGATAAATAACCCTTCCGTACTATCGACATAAACGACGTCCTGGGCGGCGTCGGCGTCAATCAATAAAGAAGGGTTGGCATCGAATATGCGCGCCTTTGATAGTGATTTGAAAAAATCCACACATTCCATCTCAATAAACGGGCCAATAGCGGCGGGCTTGTATTGCCATTGATGATTATTCGTTTCAATAACACCATAAAAAATAGGGTATTGGATAGCCGAATATTGGAATTTTATTCTCACCAAGGTTAGGGGTTTAAAATCTAGGTAATAAGGACTCGCGGCATTGTAACGCCAAAATTCACCGCCGCTATTATTCAAAACTACTTCGGCTTTGCCGGCTTCTATGCGGTCAAGTTCGTGCATACGGCCACGTTTTGTTTTAACAGTCTCTACATGACTTGAAATATCTGTCCATACCGGTGAAGATAATTTCATAGATTGATTGAATGCTAAAGAAACAATAGGATTGCGCTCCGAAATAGATGAAGTAACATATTGGTCTTCGGTGCCAACAGCCGTATCTAAATATGGCTGTTCTAATGCTTCAGATTCAGTACCAACAGCATTGTCAGAACTAGACTTAAAAGATTCATGTTTATCTAATGATTCTGATTCAAAACCTATGGCACTATCAGACCCAGTTTTATCTGCCATTTCAGTGCCTTTAAGATATTCCAGTCGTTACCGTTATCCTCCACGTTTCGCCAGAAGTCTTTGTGCCTAAACTGACTACTCGCCTGTTAAGTGCTTCATTACCAGGGTAAACGTGCTGTTCGGTGACCACCCATTCATGCCAGGCAAAATTGGCTTCGCTACTACCGAATGATGCCCTCCATATAACCACCCCAGTAGTTAATACACCATCAATATTTGGGTAGCCCGAATCCATGTGCTTATAGGCTTTGTTGGTTGACGCTTGCAATCCGCCCTGTGAAGAATTGGCCGGTGTTGAGCTATCACCGACTCCTATCATTGCGTATGTTTCACTATAAGGATAAGGAACACCGTCCTGAACGAATCGCGACCATAGACGGCCTATACCGACTAAAAGGAAACAATTTTCTTTCCCCTTTAATATCTCATACGGTTGGAAGAGTTTGTGGAATTCACCTTCACGCCCCTTAAATGGTGTAATATCCTCATGATATTTGCGTACTTCCCATTTGCAAAACCACGAACCTTTTTCTTTACTTTCCATCGAAATCTCCTTTTTACTGTATGCCGCTTATACCGCTATTACGGTTTTGTGATTTAATAATTTCGCGCCTGGTAATATCAGCTATTTCTTTATCCGTCCTTACTGAACCGGCGATATAATTGTTCACAGTTAAATTGGAACCCTTGTTGTTTGATGAAGTGACTGTGGCTATACCATATGCGGCGGCACCGCCAACAACGGCACCTATCCCCAGGCTTATCCAGCCGGCGGGGCCGGATAAAGCCTTCAGTACCGTTTGCACAATGGCTACTTCTCGTAATGAATTGGCCAGAGAAGATAAATACGGCAAAAGATGCGTTATTGACGATACCGTCAACATCACAGTACCGGTAATATCCAAGAAATTTGAAATCATCTTGGCGGCGGGGCTGTCAATTCGACCAATTAAATTTCCCACGGCGTTAAGGGCGGCCCCTAAAGCGATAGTCTCATAACGGAAACGAGATGCCGGCAAGCGCGCTTGGTCAGTTCTATCACCAAATTGTTTAACATTGGTTGCCGCCGTTTTTAGACCAGAACCAACCGCCGCTGTTTTTACTGCTGTCTCATTCGCCGTATTGCCTAAACTGGCAAGACCAGCCGAGGCCTCGTCTTTCCACTTCGCTATAATAACGACCGCCGCTTCATTGGCCATTTTTACCCCCTATGGTTCCCAGGTGCCGCCGCCTTCGGTCACAGCTTTGACACCCTTGTAAATCATTATTTTCTCAATAAGCCTATCCGGCATATTGTCTATTACTGAAGGCGGTAAATTTAATTCACAAATCAACATGGCTTCTTCCATTTCTGGCGGCAAGCGGTAATGTGAAGGCACTTTAAAAGCCTTGAATAGACCTTCGCCTAATTCCCGCCGCCGCTCGGTGCTAAAGGGCCGGATTGCCCATATAAACGGTTGACTTCATTTACCAACCTTTCATGCAATTTTTCCGGCATACTATCAAGAACCCCACGGTCAACCTCACCGAACGACCATGCCTTTACCTGTCCCAAAATAAACAGGTCATTAATTTCGTCCATATCTATTTTATCTATCGGTAATTCGATGGTATAGCCGCCTTGTACCTTTGCCTCTTCGCCTGGTTTAATCACTACAATAGGTGCGGTATCTTTATTTTCCGCCCTTGCAAACGGTCTTATAACCGCGCTGATAGCCTTGTTTGTGCCATGCCGTATTTCGACATAAAAGTCTGCGTAAGGCCGCTTTTTGAATGGGTTAAACGATTTGCCTTCATCTAGAAAAACCCTTTGTATTTCGTTCATTTTGTCCCCCCTTCGGTATATACTAACAGTAGTTAACTGCGCGACCGGCTATTAGACCGCAAAGTAGCGGTAAATCCAACTAAGACGCCAACCTTAGTGGAAGGCTGATAATTTTCAATAAAACCAGCCCCAGAATATTTAATGCCGCCGGTGCCGCGCGGGTAGTATTCCCAGGCGCGCTCCGTTTCATCTGTGAGCAATGGGCCTAATACAGTATCAGAGCCAACACTGGCATCTTCGGAATAAAATCCCTCAATATCCAAGCTGGTGCTGTTCAGCCCTGGCGATGATTGTTCATGGGTATCTCCCAACGTGCTATTATCGCTCATTTTACGACCAAAATGGGATGTTACGTTAACAATATAGGCTGATACGTCTCGTAAATTACCGCCAGTATCCGTTATCTTTAGTACCGATAAACCGCTATTATACAAAATTTTAGTCATGGTTCTCCTTTACTGGCCAGACATAAATGCTACTATTTTCTGGCCAACTTTATTTACTATTAACTGAATCTCTGGTTTTAGCATTTCCATAACCCTTAAATGATAAGGGTTCGCCGGTGCCGGCCCCACTGATTTCCTGAATAGTTCCTCGCCATGTATGAAGAAGTGCAAGGCCTTAGCCTTTATCGCTCGTACTGGCCCGCGGCCTTCTCGTACGATGAAGCCATAAAATACACCTAACGGCGACCGCGCGCCTTGGCGTATCTCTAAATGCTGGTCGCCTGGGCCGCCCACTATCTGGAATACAGATGAACGCGCTAATTTACCCGTTATTCTGGGTGTAGCATCCGCCAGGGGGCCAGTACCTTTTGCCGGTACAAAAAGCCGACCTATATCGCGCAAAGCCTCATTTAGCATGATAAAGAGTTCCGTATCGGTTAATTTTTTAATACGGTCACTTAATTCGTTAAGGCCTTCGACCCTAAACTCAATTAAAGTTGCCATTATTCCAATCTATCTGGCGAGACGGTTTCTTGCACAGTTAAAGTATGCCGCTTACCACGATAAACCCCTTTTCTCTCCATTATATAATCTGCCGACCTGCCAGCCGCTAGAACGGCATTCGTAACGCCTGTAGTCCCGTTCAGGAGCGGATACTGCGCCAGTATGCCCATAACCTTCTGGGTTTCC